CCGGAGTCGTCCGAGGCGCGGAAGCCTGGGCTGAGGGGGGGGTGGGGGAGGGAGCGGGTCCTCCTCTTCATCGTCCAGCCAGGAGAGATCCTCTTCGGGAGGCAGGGTTGCCTCGACCGGAAGAGGGTCGAACTCCAGGGCAGGAGGAGGGAGAGGGGGAGGAATCCCAGTCCGCATCGTCTCGAGAGGACGGTCGACAGGCCCGTAGGGGCGGTCGGTGGCGTCATCGAGAGGAGGCGGTGGGGGAGGAACCTCGTCGTCCCCGCGAAGAAAGGCGGGGAGATCGGCGGCCACGGTGGGGTCGATCACGTCCAGGTCGTTGGTAACGATCCGGAAGGGAAAGGAGGTCATTTCCTCGATGGGAAGGAGGACCTCACGACCGTGATTGGCCGATCGGAGGAGTCGCTTGAGCTCCGCGTTGGAGAGCCTGCAGGCGGGAAGGGAGGCGGTTGCCTCCTCCTCGTACGCCGAGGCGAGGGGGGTCGGCCGGACAATGAAGTCCGGGTCGAAGACCGACTGACCAAGGGCGAGGGGCCCAACAGGCGCGGCGAGACTAGCCACGACACGTCGTCGGGCACCCAAGGTACCAAGCGAAGCAGAGCCAGAGGAGCCGCCCGCGGACAGGTAGGTGAAGGGTAGTAGAGGTTGATCCTCTACTGCCCCCACGAAACCAGCCCGGGCGGTGGCCAAGAGGCGAGCAGCGAGGTGACGCTGGGGCTCGGAGAAGCGGGGCACCACACCCGGTGGGACAAGGAAGCCGAGTCCACCGAGGAGGGGGTGCGCGAACAGGTTGAGGGTGATGTGCCCGAACCTGGTGAGCTTCTTGATGTGAGGCCCGTGGTAGTGGAGGAAGAGCCCGTGGGCGCGGACCGGGTCCATGGCCCCCATGACGGCTTGGCTGTGCCAGCCGGACAAGGGGAGGAGACCGTAGCGCCCCCGCTCATCCACCTCCCGAGAGACACCAAGGATGAGACCGATGTTCATGTAGCCGAGATCGAGGAACTCGAACGAGGGGCGGAAATGCCACTCGGGGAGCTCCTCGAGGTCGACCCAGCGGACCGAGGGATCGTAGGTGTAGGGGGAGGGGGTGATTCGGTACTCAAGGGCCACCGAGTTGACGGTGAAGAACGTCCGGTGACGGAAGTTCTTCCCGAGAGACTGGATGAACCCAAGGGACTGCGACCCAACCGTCCAGCGGTCATACTGGGCATCATCGGCGAGATAGAGGATATCGTCACCGTTGATGGCCACAGGAAGCTTGCGGATGGAGAGGCGGCCCGAGAGTACGGACTCGCGGAGGTCCTCAGGCAGAGACTGAACGTAGGTGAAGAGGTTCAGGATGCAGAGGATGGGGAAGGAGAGGACGGAGCCCATGAGCTGACCGTTCTGCTGAAGCGTGGGGGCCAACATCGACTCCCGGGGGTAGATGAGCACCTGCTCCTCCAGGATGTTCCTGGCATGGGCAGCGAGGTGGACATCATCCTCCCGAAGTCGAGAGATGACCTTATCCAGCACCAGCTTGGTGGCTCGAAGGTTGAGGCGGTCCGTGGCGGCAGAGTAGTCGCCGGCGACCCAGACACGTCCCTCTCGGGTACCAAAGAGAGCCTCCTCCCGCTGAAACAAGTCGTAAAGGACCCCAATGTTGAAGGTCCTGGACGTCAAGTCAAAGCAGGGGAAGGTCTGGAGGTACTTCCAGAGGGAACGCTGGAGGGGACTGCAAAGGAACGTTGAGAGGGCGTGCATCTTCGTGATGCATCTAACCTTCAATGGCTCCGGCAGGCCAACAACCTGGGCGTAGGGGCGGCCGACCCAGTCGGGGTCCCAGTTGCCGACGCCCCCAGGGACCTCCTCGTAGAGTTGGTCGATGGGGCGCGAGGCAAGGTGGACCCAACCGGCCCGTGACAGGGGGGGGAGACCACGCTCCTCCACGATACCGTCGTCGGTGGGTACGAGACGGATGAGTGGTTGGGAGTCGAAGTCGAGCGGGACGAACTGAGAGCCAAGGGCTTTCCGGATCGATTCCCGCGCCCCACCCTTGTGACGGGGGAGGTCGGCGGAGGCAGAGGTGGAAGCCTCACGGCGAGCGAGGTCGCCGAGGAGGTCCCGAGGGTGGAAGTTCCGAAAGAACACGTTGATGAACCGACTGAGGTCGCGCTCCGTCTCAGGGCTGAGAGGGGGGGCTTCCTCGGACAGTAAGTTGGCGTGCTTGACGAAAGCGTCCATCTTGAAGTCGAAAGGGACAGGGGCGAAGCCCCGCTTCGACTGCGCAATTGAGAAAGCAGCTCGAAAGAGCTGGGATGAATCTTGCGAGTCGGTAGGGTGGCTGATGCGCCGCCAAAAGTGCCGGAGGCGACCCGAGAAGAGGGGGTCGGCGATCGGGAGGTCATGGCGGGACCAAGAGCCGGGGGTGGCGGGCAGCGGGTTAGCAAGGAAGGAGGCCAGAGGGCAGTCCTTCCAGTACTTAGCGTTGGGCACGAACTCCTCGATGGACCATTGGCTCATCAAGTCGAGTGCCGTGAAGACGTTATCCGCAGGTGCAGAACCGATCCAGTCGGGGTCGGTGCACAGTGGGCCGCTGGCGTCAAGAAGGGTCATAAGCACGGAACGTACCCCGTGGATGATCTGAGTGAACATCGGGGGGACGTCGAAGGGCTTACGACCGGCGGTGAGATACCCTCTCACCGGGGGGGGTGGCTTTCCGGGAAAGCGCACCCGGGTGACAAGGTCCCCAGGCCCAATAAAGGACGAGGGAACCCTCCTCACGGTAGGATCGTGCAAGGCTCGGAGAGCCGAGACGACGATATCGTGAGGACTGAGTCCCGACTCCATCTCCCAGAGGAAACGGATGGTCGATGCAACGGACTCAGAGTCGGGGTTAAGTCCAGCCGCAATCCGCCGCTCAAGACGCTCACGGCGGCCTGGCTGATCCTCGAGATTCTCATCTCGGAGGTCGCGCCAGGTACCGTCCGCTTTGCGCACTTGGAAGTGCGCTTCGCGGGTCATGAAGCGGGGCATCGAAACAGGGTCCCAGGGAACGTCGAGGAGGACGGTGGATGAGGGAGAAAGTGCGGGGAGGTGGGCCAGTAATTCAGACTCGCGAGAGTCTTCGGCTGACAAAAACACCACCTCCTGGTACTTCTTCCTCAATATCCACGGGATGTTGGGGTCAGGCGGATCCTCGGCGAAGAGGTCGTCGGGGCCCCAGGTCTCGGTCTCCACCGTGTAGGTGGAGGCAACAATCTCATCAGTAATCTGAAGGAGAGTGAATACGTTCATTGTTCTGAGGGTTTCTGGTTTCGAGTCGGCTGGATCGTCATGATCTGGTTGCATTCA